TTTCCGTGTCCAAATCGCATGGACGTAACCCCCGATTACCTCGCGTGATCAGGGTTGGCTCTTGTGATTTAGGCTTCGGCTGTCAAGATTTGACGCCAGGCCGCCTGAATGGCCTTCGGATCCCCAGAACCCGCATTAGCACGCGCCTTTAGGTATTCGTCGTCCCACTGGGACACGTAATCCGGAGGGTTGTACGCTTCGTCACCGCGAATCTCCATCGCAACGCAATGACCGTGGTCGTGGCACGCCGCCAACGCAGACGCCCCAGACTTGTACACCGCCCCCCTGGTCGCCATCATGCGGCACCACGGACACGCTGTCGCTCGAGCATGAACCGCCCAACGGGACTTGGTTTGTTCAACGTTGATCATCGTGGTGTCACGAGCACCGTCGAAAACGGCCTTCTGGAGCGTCCCAGACAGCCGATCTAGGCCAGCGTCACCGGTTGCGCCCAACGCCCATTCCGCTGACGTAGTCAGCTTCTCAACTGCAGGAAGGGGCGCCACAGACGCGATGTAATCCGATGCAGGATCAGATAACTCGAACCAGGACGCTGCGAGTTGACCAGCCATCGTCGTATACGGATCCGCAAGTTTCGGGAAAGCCTCCACAACGAACGCAGCAAAATCGGTGTTGGAGAGTCGGTCGGCTTGCGTCCAGAGCTGGTTAAGCTGCGTCTGGGCTAGCTGGTTGACCTGGCTGAGGAGGTACAGGCGTTCCTGCGCCGACACCGCCATCAGGTGCTCCCGGTTTCTGGTTCTGTAACGCGTTCAGAATGTTTTGCACGGCCGCTGTCCGGGTTGCCTGCTGCGCCGCGAGAACTTGCTGCTGCGTCATCCCCGGAATCAGCGGCAATAGCGCGTCGAGGAGTTCCGGGCGGATCCCCGCGAGTTTCACGATCCCGTCGACCACTGCGCCGAAGGATCGCGCTTCGGTGTCACGCCAAACCACTTCCGCTTCCAAGTCATCCGCAGTTTCCGTGTCGCCGTCCATACGCGCTGCAACCCTCAACAACTGCTCGTGAGACTCACCAAACGAGTCCCGTTTGGAGGCGAGTTTGCGCTGCTGGTTTGCTTCCGCGGCCGCCAATGCTTCGGCGGAGAGATTGACCATCTTCCCCGTCACATACGCCGGCGAGATTTGGGCGACCATCGCAACGTGTTGAAGCATCTCCTCCAACATCTCGTTGTAAGGAGTGGACCCTCCCTGCGCCAAACGAGTAACTTTCACATCGTCTTCGAATGTCCACGTACGACGCGCGGACGCTTCTACCACTTGATCTTTCGAACCCGCCCACCCAGAGACAACGTCCTGTGGGAAAGCTCCCCAGCGGGCGAAGATCAGCCGATCGAAGTTGACCTCATTGATAGCCCTCTGAAGGGTGATCAGGGGTTCGATCTCCCCGACGACCATGTCCTCAGCATCACGAGCATTGATATACCGGACTACTGGGCACACTTCAGCACCGTGCGCGATCGGCACACCGACACCATCGGTGCGGATGTTGGCGACCATGCGCGTCAGCTGTTGATCCTGATCAACAACCGGAGTTCCGGTCTCCCCCATATTAAGCGGGTAAACAAACTCGTCATCTAATAGGGCGCCCTTGCGGCGGGGTTTGGCGTCGGAGAAGTCGATCCACGTCTCCAACGCAAACTCGGGAAACTCGTCGACCTGCGGATCGTCATACACGGCGATCAACTGCCGTGGAGACCGCGGCCGAAACACCGGCCCATCCTCACCAGGGGTGACAGTCACGTAGCCGACACCGTAAGTGATGGCAGGCCTGTAGATTTCGGCTTGGCGGGCGTCCATGCGGTTGCGCTGCCACATCTTCCACCCCGGAAGATTCTCCCGACTGGTGGCCCTGCGGTATCCGACAACACTGAGGTTTTGGACGAACACATCCCGCACAAGGGTCAGCACGTTCTTCACGCACATATCACGGATAGACCGGATCTCCTGATCCGCATCCGTCGGAAGCGAAGGCTTCCCCCGCTCCTCATGCACGTAATCATGGATCCGGTCGAACTTTTCAACCTCATCGTTGATATGCAGCAGCCACATACGCGACACGAGTTGGGAGATGTCCTCAACATTCAGCACTGGACACCTCCCTTCACCAGAAGACGGCTTTCCCGGTCTTCTTTTTGCGTCGTTTCCCTGAGTTCAATACGATCCGGGCACCCATCACGGCACCAACCATGCACACAGCGAGGTCGACTCGTTTACTTGAGTCCCTGGTGACCTTGGCGAGCGACGTTCCCCACTGTGTGGGGCGGCTTTTGGCTTGATGCACATGATTTCTGAGGTGCGGGTTGCCGTCATGGCGGAACGGCGGGTCTTCTTCTTCGTCAATCCACCGCTGCACCAACTCTGCGGCCTCGGTGAACATCATGTTGCGTTGAACCGCCCCGAACTGCGAAAGCCGCATGTCGAAAACCACCGCATTGCCGCGAACTTCACCCGGAGTAGCCCACAACGGAAGTTTGTCTCGGAAATCCCTATGCAAACCGTCGAGGACGTCACGCCAATACAACGCTTCGGTTTCATCATCCAGCGCGGGTGATGGGTCTATGCCCAACCACTGGACGTCCCAACGGTCCATCGCCGAACGGATCGCCGCATCCACTTCATGGCGTGGCGCCAGCCAGCGGCCGCGTTGTTTGTCATCCCAGCCGTGCGGTTTTTGCCACACAACAGTGTCACCGGGCGCGAACGCATACATCGTGTCCAAATGAACGGCGTAGATCCCGGTGGCGTCTTCGGATTTTGAGCAGTCCCCGAAAATTGCTATCTGTTCCCCATCCGGGATTTCACGCGGTTCGGCCCAGCGGTCAAACCGTGCGGGCTCGACCCATGAGTCCTCCTCAGCGGCTAAACCGTTGAGGTAGAAGCGGATGGAGTCCGCGACTGTGGTGCGGCGATCGGCCATCTCATCGGAGATGCGCTTGATATCGTTCCACGGCGCATCCATATACGCCGCCCGCAACCCTTTGTGGCGGCCTTCCTCTGTAAGGATGTCCGTATCTGGTGGGGCCTCAATCGAGTCGTACAGAATGTCTCGAGGCCCCTTGTAATCCGGCGCCTGTTGGTCCTGCCAGGCCCCGAACGAACCCTCAGCTTCGGAATCCATCCCCTGCCTGTGAGCGTTGGTGTATTCGAACACCCTGGCCTGAATCTGAGACGGTGCTTTAGCGACGTTGCGTCGCGCCATCGCAGCTACACGTTTCCCGCCACTCGAGTCCGTCATGTGATGGGTTTCGTTCAACATCACATGCGTAGCCGGGTCACCTTCACCGGATGCTTCAGAGGTTGGGGGGATTTCGAACCGCGCCCCAGTACCTTTGATGATGGTTCGGGTTTCACCGCAGTCCAGCCCGTAATATTCGCGGGCCTCACGCGACCACATCGCGTTAGCAACCCGCAGGACGTCTTTCGACTGCGCCTCAGAGTTCGACAACACCTGCACAAGCGGGAAACCCCTGCGGCGTCCAAGTGGACGGCCCGTTTTGTCGTCCCAGTCGTACAACTCCACCGGGCCAAGAAGTTCACCGTTACACACCGCAGCGCCGCCAGGATCCTTACCTGTGCCCTTCGCGCCACGCTTCACCACAGACCGGTAGGTGAAACGGCCATCGGGTTGAACGTGATACGCGAGAATCAGGAACCGTTTCTGCCCCGGCGTGAAACGCCACTGCTCCCCCGACATGTAATCGGTCAAACCAGGCTCGTCAGTGCGCCATTCGGCCCAATCGATCAGCGCCGGCCCAAGGCTAGAGTTGACCAGTGCCATCTTCTCTTCGGGATCCGTGGGCCACGGCAATGTGCACCACGCACCAGTACCGGAATCCACCCAATAACCGGGGAGGAGAAGATCAGAGGTTTCGGTAGTCATCCATGCGCGCCACTTCAGCCGGCGCATCGTTCACAACCGGCTCCACGTAACGGATCCTCAGATCCCTACGGAAATCAGCGGTTGTACCAAGTACCTTTTCGCGGTTCCGAAGCTCCGTACCCCACTTCGGCTCACCGTCATGAATCAGCGCCGCATACTCGATCGAATCCAGGGCGAACGACCACTCCGCCTCACCCCAAAGCTTGCAGTGCGGCATCGACCGCCACGTATCCCACTTCAACTTCGTCGCATCAGGCCAAACCCGCCCATTCGTCCGCCGCGACGGCAGATCCAGGCCACCCTCGAAGGGGACGTTCTCAACTTCCGTCCAATCATGCGTCGGCGGCACGCGATGCCGCGCCTGACCAGCAGGTTTCGGCTTCCTACCGGAAACGGGCATCGAAACCTCCTCTGCATAACTATTCGCCGGAATGATTCAGGTTCTATACAGACAGGCAGGCCC